TAACAGCTCTGCAATCCGATCCATCGATAGGCTTGCCGGCAATGGTGGCTGCGCGTCTTCGATAGCACCGAACTCCTGCTGTGCAATTGCAATCGCTTGTGCTGCTCTTGCCGGGCATGTGTAACGTGCCTTGCAAAAGCAACTGGTGCAATGGTCACCTGCAACAAACTCGCCCTTACCTTCCCAAGCCATAGCAGCCAGCGGCTTGACTTCGTATGTGGCCCAGTCAAGCAGCTCATCGATGTGTAGCTCCTCGCTTCCAAAGTTGTGGAGCCTTGGCTGCAACACCGTCATGCGTACGCGGAAGATGTCGTACAGGTGGCACAACTCGTTGAATGCGCCCAAGCCATACAGTCGAAGCTGGCTGTTGTGTTTCGGTTCAACGTAGATTCCCTTGCCATACTTCAAGTCCATCACTTCAACGATGCCGTCGGCCACGATCACCAGGTCACCAGTGCCAAAGCCTTCGGGTACCCAGAGGCTGAAGTCAAGACGGCGCTCGACCATGATGACCGGGTCCTTGCAATCGAGTTTGATTTCCTCGATGCGGCGGATCGCATAGTTAACTGCTTCGTCAACGTAGTCGCGCAGCTCAGGGCTGTCGAAGTGCATGAGCGCTTTGGGTAGTGGCTCGGTGGGTCGGCCCAAGTAGATCAGCATCTCCTGCTCAAACACTGCATGGGCAAACGTACCTTCGCGTGCGAACTCGCTACCCTCATCGGGGAACTGTGCTTCCAGGTTTGCACTGGGTGTGCACGTCATCCACTTCTCGCTACCGGATGCTGATAGCTTTGCGTGTGCTGTCATTCTCTTGCCTTTAGCATTGCATCTGCCATTTCGTGTGCGGCATAAGCAGTGTCGGAAAAGTCCATATCCATGCGCCAATCAGGGTCAGACAACAACCCTTGCATAGCTTTTGCCGCCATGTAATCACGAAGTGTCATGCCCCTGTTAATCCAGTTGTATTGTTTGTCTGCGTCATTTGCCCACGGAAATGCCAAAGGATTTTCTGTCTTGTTCATTTGCCATACCTCGGTGCACAAGTTACATCGACAGGGACTGTCGACAAGAAGCCGTTGATGCGGCGACGGGCCGTGATCATCACAGGGCGAAGGCCGCTGTCTTCGCATTCCTTCACGCTGTTGATGACCTCGTTGCGTGTGAGCATGGTGATCTCTTTGTCAACGATCAGCTCAGTGTTTTGGTACGTATTGTGACTGGCAATGTGCGTCGGTGCTGGCGCAGGCGTTGAGCATGCAGCCAGCGCGAGCACGGCCAGGATGGTAAGAGCTTTCATGCCTTTGCCTTTTCAATTGCTTCAAGGGCGGCGTACCTGATTTGATGTTTCTCAACTGAGTGCATCATGGCCAAAGAGAAAGCAAGCTGGCCAGCTTCTCGAATCTCAGGGTCCGAGTGCGAACCTATGGCAGCACCGGCGATCTCAGCACAAGAGCTGACAATCACTGCGATTGCAAAGGTCGCGCCCTCGCTTTCAACAAGATTGGCAAACTCTTTTAGCTGGCGATCGACCCGTGCTTGCACGATCTCGGCAACTCGATCGAGTTGTTTATCGTTCATACAGGCACACCAACAATGTTGGATGGGTCCATGCTGTTGTACCAAGCAATCGCGTCGTCGGACACTTGCTTCGCGTTTGCGCTGATGTAGCTCGCAATGATCAGCGCAGGTGTGGGCACCTCTTCAATTGCTTCTGGCCTGTCGAGTGAGCCCTCGATGGTGAACTGATTGTCAGGCGCGTCTTTGATGATGATGGTTGCAATGGTCATTAGAGTTTCTCCGCTTTGGCCAACAAGGCCGCATAGTCTTCAGGTTTAACTTCGGTCAACTTCGATGCGCCAAACGTGGCGATCAGTGCAGCGATGTCGTCCTTCTTGCCTGCCTGGCTGAGTGCGCTCAACTTAGCCCTTACCTCGACCAAGCTCAAGCTCTCGGTTTGAGTAGGGGCAGGTGCAGCGGAGCTCTTCGCAGAAGAGGCACGGGGTGTAGTTTTTGGCGGTGGGCTTAATGTTGGTGTTTCTTGAAGGCCAGTTGAAACCGGGTAGTCTTGCAATAATTTCGTCACTGCTGCTACTTGTGCCGGAGTCACCGGCGCTATTGTGATTGTGATCATTTGTCATCTCTCTTATGGATTAGGTTTACTTGACGCGGCGAACGCGTTCTTGTAGGAATGGGGGTTTTGTTTCAGGCTCTAAATAAACTGGTTCGCGTCCGGTTGGCTTCCAACCAAATCGCCTCCACGTTGCCTGTACATCTGCGCCCGTCGTCCATTTGAAGTCGGGGTGAGACGCCGGTATTGTTGGGTCTATGCGTCTAGCTACTGCCATCCTTGTTACCTCCTTGTTGCTGGTTAGTGGGCGCGATGATAGCAGAACTTTCATGCCCGTCAAATTATTTTTGAAAGTAGTGCTAACATCGCGCCCCATGACTACACGAGACATCATTAGAAAACTTGGAGGCCCCGTTTACGTGGGTTGGTATCTGGGTATCAACTCCCAGGCTGTGAGCCACTGGTCATCGAAGGATCGCATACCAGTTGCGCGCGTTCCTGAGCTGATGCTTTTATGCAACAAACTTGGTGTGAAGATTACGCCGAAGCAGATGCGGCCTGACATCAAATGGCATGGTATGACATGACACAAACTCGTTATGACCTGGTGCTTTCCCTAGATGCCTTGCGTTCGATGATCGCGGGCGAGATACTGGAATTGCACATTGACGATGGCTTGGTCATCACTCTGACGTGCGATGACCCAACAGTTGAAAGTTTTCGTGACCACATTAACAAAGCAATGCTGGCATTGTTGCCAACACCACCACTTGTAAATTAAACCGAGCTGCGCGGATCGCAGTGTTTATTTTTGGAGACAGTATGAGCACTAGGCTTGATTATTTTGACGACCTTCTTCGAGATTGCTTGAAGGCATGCAGCGAAGTTGGAATACCTGAAGCACATATAGGCGAGGTAATGGCCGCGCTGATTCAGTCTGACAGCTTGAATGGTTTGCGCAAGGCGCTGCTGCAAGCTGAAGCTAATCGGAGGACTGCGCCATGAAGCCCAACATACGCGCATTACTTGAGCAGTGCATTGGGCAGGGCATCCAAGTTGGTTACCAGTTCGCACACAAGCACACAGTTGACCCTACCCCTGAGCATTTGCGCAGCTGCATCGAAAGGGCTATCTGGGTAGAGATCGATGAGTTTTTTACTTTCGAGGACGGCGTATGACACGGCCCTCAGTATTACCAGTGCAACCAGAGAACGTACCAGCCGAGTTGCAAGCTCTCAACAGGTGGGTTATGTGGCAGCTGGTGCAGCGCAAAGGTCGATGGACGAAGATGCCCAAGACCGTCGACGGTGCAGCCGCCAGCAGCACAGACCCATCCACCTGGTCGACGTTCGACGACGTGTGCGACGCCCTCCTCATGGGTGATGGCTTCGACGGCATCGGCTTAGTGCTCGGCACTGACGTGCAGGGCATCGACTTGGACGACTGCCGCGACCCAGTGACGGGCGTGTTGACAGACTTGGCCAACGAAGTGCTCGAGCGCGTGCAAGGGTACGCAGAGGTGTCGCCCAGTGGCACCGGCATCAAGGTGTTTGCGAAGACCAACCTAGATGGATCAAGGACCAAGAAGGAGGTCGGCGTTGAGCTGTACAAGGACGGTCGCTACTTCACAGTCACCGGCCACCGGCTGAACGGGCACGACCACATGTCCGATGAAGTGCAGGACCTGGCCTGGTTCGTTGAGCGAGTGTGGTCCGAACAGCTAAGTGCTGACGCTGACGTCGACGCAGACGAGCGAGCCTTGGCCAACTACAAGCCTGTGCTCGAAGACTGGGACCTGGACCGGGTGATGACAGAGGTGCTGCCGCATTTGGACCCTGACGGCGGTTACGAAGAGTGGCTGAAGGTAGGGGCTGCTCTGCACCACCAAGGCGTTGGGTCGGAGGATTGGCTCGAAGCCTGGGACGCCTGGTCGAGTGGGTCAGGCAAGTGGGCCGAGGGCGTGTGTGCTGACAAGTGGTCTACGTTTAGTGAGCAGCGAGACACTGGTCGTGGTGCTGTGACGCTGGCCTCACTTATCAAGGCCACCAAGGAGAAGAGGGCAGTGGCTGTGCGTGGCGAACGAGACCAGGCGATGGCCGACCTGCTCGACCAGATCGACCAGGCATCGGACCCGCGCGACCTGCAAGAGAAGATCGCGGCCAAGGCTGCACACAACGGCGACCTGTCAGACGTTGAGCGTGCTCAGTTGGCGTCGGCCATACAGCTGCGTGCCAAGTCTTTAGGTGTCAAGGTAGAGATCGCGACTGTGCGTGGTTGGCTACGGCCCAGGGTGCGTGCATCGTTCCCACACCTGAACGACGACGGCCACCCGCTGTGCACTCTCGAGAACTTCGGCGTTTTGCTTGAGCGCCTGGGTGTGACGATCAGGTACAACGTGATCAAGAAAAACGCAGAGGTATTGGTGCCCGATGCTTCTTTCAGCAGGGACAACAAAGACAACTCAGCACTCGCATATATTTTGTCAGAGTGCGAGAAGGCACGCATGTCTACCAAGCACATTGTGCAGTACATGCCCATGGTTGCGGACATGAACCTGTACAACCCGGTGTCAACTTGGATCGAGAGCGAACCATGGGATGGCGTAAGTCGTCTTGATTTGTTTTACGACACAGTGGATACAGGCGATCAAATGCCAGAGGAACTCAAGAGACTGCTCATGCGCAAGTGGTTGGTCCAGGCTGTTGCCGCAGCGTTTGAGCCCGACGGCATAGCAGCCCAGGGCATCCTGACATTCACCGGACCTCAGAACATCGGCAAGACGACATGGTTCAAGAGACTGGCACCCGAAGCACTGGACGTGATCCTGACCGGCCACACACTTGACGTGCGCTCAAAGGATTCATGCCTGATCGTTTTGAAGTATTGGCTTTGCGAGCTTGGCGAGATCGACGCGACATTCAAGAAGTCAGACATTGCTGCGTTGAAGTCATTCACCACCCAGTCAGTCGACAACATCAGACGCCCGTACGCCATGACCGAGTCGACATACGCACGACGAACCGTGTTTGGCGCAACGGTCAATGACGAATGGTTCTTGGCCGATCCGACCGGGAACAGGCGCTTTTGGACGATACCGGCTGTGAAGTTCAATTTAGAACTTTTTGATAATGAGCTGAACATGCAACAGCTATGGGCTGAAATGCTGGTTTTGTGGAAAAACGGTGAGCGTTGGAACTTGTCAATGGAAGAGACCGGGGTCCTGGGCGAGCACAACGAGGGGTTCACTGCGGTCGATCCGATTGATGAGCGGATAGGTGCGGCGTGGGCCTGGGGTGACGTCGTGGTTGATTGGGATTGGGTCACGGCGACCGATGTGCTGATGAAGATCGGGATCAAAGACCCGAGTAAGTATCAAACGATTGCGGCGTCGAGGGCTTTGAAAAAATTGAATGGAGGACAGCGGAAAAAGTCGAACGGCAGGGTGTTGTTTGCAATTCCGTCGGCAGCGAACGATTTTCTAGGGTAAAGGGCATTATGTCTGGGGAGTATTGCCCTGGGTAATGCCCTTGCCTAAGTTCTTGATTCTCTTATTCTTTTCTTCTTTTAGGGTATTAGGGTAATAGAAATAGAAGTATAAATAGGGAGGAGAGAATTAAATGATAAAAAGAAAAAAGGTTTCCAATAAGGGTATAGGGTTTTTAAGTGCTAATGCCCTTTACCCTAATGCCCTGGAGAAGACGGTCGAGAGGTACTTGGTGAAGCGGGTGAAGGATGCCGGGGGGATGGCACCGAAGTGGGTTTCCCCTGGCATGAGCGGGGTGCCGGACAGGATTGTTTTTCTGCCGAAAGGTCGGATTCTTTTTGTGGAAGTCAAAGCCCCAGGCAAAAAGCTGAGGCCGCTTCAGGTGTATGTGAGAGAACAGCTGGAGGCCTTGGGCGTGGATTTCAGGGTCGTTGATTCAAAGGAGGCAGTTAATGCTTTATTCTTCTAGGCCAGCGCAGCGAGTTACGCAAGCGCGGATGATGGAAAACCCTTATCAGCTGATTGCGTTGAGGATGGGTGGCGGCAAGACCGTGGCGGCCTTGACCGTGATCAAGGAATTGATGTTGGCCAAGACCCTGGTGGTGGCACCCAAGAGGGTGGCCGAAATGGTTTGGCACAGGGAAGCTGCCAAGTGGGACCACCTGGCCGACTTGCGTGTGGCCAAGGTCCTGGGTACCAAGGAACAAAGAATGCGTGGGCTGATGGAGGACGCCGACGTCTACGTGATCAACCGGGAGAACTTTGTTTGGTTGGTCAAGCTGGTGGCCGAGAGCAAGCAGCCATGGCCGTTCGACTGCGTGGTGATTGACGAGAACATTGGATTCAAGGATCGGGCCAGCAAAAGCTGGCAGGCCCTGAAAAGCGTCAGGAAGGCCGTAGAGCGACTTTATATTTTGACAGGTACCCCTGACCCTAACGGTGATTTACTGGACCTCTGGCCGCAGATCAGCATGCTTGACGGGGGTAAACGGTTGGGCACAGGGATCACCAAGTACAAGGATCGTTGGTATTTGCCGGACAAGAGGAACGGCACGACGATCTACAGCTGGAAACTAAAGCCCGGTGCCAGGGATGAGATTCAGAACCTGGTCAAGGACGTGATGGTGAGTATTGACAGCGACACACAGCTGCCGCCACGGATCGACAACGTGGTGCCGGTCCCGTTCAATCGCAAAAGGTATGACGAGATGGAGGCCACCCAGATCAGCGGCGCGGTGGTGGCGGTCAACCCGGCAGTGCTGGCGGGCAAGCTGGCGCAAATGGCCAACGGCGCGGTGTATGACGACCAAAGGGTGGTGCACCCGATACACGACGGAAAGCTGGACGCGTTGGGCGAGATCGTGGAACAGGGCGAGCCTGTGCTGTGTTTCATTTCGTATATGCACGACTGGGACCGGATCAAAGAAAGATTCCCCCAGGCCGTCAAATTCACAGGAGATGATGTCCTGGACGATTGGCAGGCCGGGCGCATCAAGTTAATGGTGATGCACCCAGGCAGCGGCGGGCACGGCGTGGACGGGTTACAGGTGGGCGGAAATGTGGCTGTTTGGTACGGGCTGCCATTCAGCTTGGACTTGTACGAGCAAGCCAATGCCAGGCTTCACAGGCCAGGACAAAAGCATCAGGTCACAGTGCACCACCTGGTCGCAGTCAACACGATCGACGAGAGAATCATGCGAGTGCTTGAGACCAAGGGCGACATGCAGCAGGCTTTGATAGACGCAGTAAAGGAGATTCGAGGATGACAAGCAAAGAAAAAATTACGAGTGCGCAAACGAGCAAGAACCTGGGCGAGACGCCTTCGTACGACTTGGGCGACATTGACATCATCAGGGCTTGTGGGATGGCGGGGCAGAGCAACCCGCTGGGGCTGTCGATTTGGAGATGGCGATATGCCGGTGACACGCGCGAAGTGTTTAAGGTCGCGGAGGGTTTGATCGAGAGGGGATATGAAACCAGGGTGGTGTACGTGGTGTTGGGCCACCTGGCCGACGATGTTTGCAAGGTATGCAAAGGGCGTGGTTATGGGACTATGGAAGGGGCCCCGGTATTGAACGGTGAGGTATGCGTCGACTGCCGGGGCACCGGTCGACGTCCTTTGGTTGGTGAAGAAGAACAGGCCCTGATCGAAGTGATCATGGGCCTGGAGCGGGAGATCGCGGCCAGCATCATGCGCCGACTGGCGCAGGACCTTGATCTCTGATGACCTGGTTGCAGTGGGGGCAGATGTCTCGGCCCTCACGCCTCTTGATCGCACGATGAACAGCTGACTCATGCACGCCTACCTGTTTGGCAGCGGCGTATACGGTTAAGCCCTCATCCAAGACCAGGGCCAGGGCCTGCATGGTTTTGGACAAGGGCTGTGCTGCATTTCGTGGATCGTCTCCGCGCTTGGACCAGATAGCGAAGGCCGAGTCTGGCCAAGCATCGGGCTTGCCGGTGAAGGCAGAGCACGACGGGGTGCCAGCGTTGTCCCAAGCTACCAGGTATCGCAGGTCGTCCCGATCGGCCATGACACGCAGCTTGTGGCGCACGTTGTCAGACCACGGGATGTCGTAGATGAACTTGTCGAAGTCGAGCAAGTTCATGCCAAGCCCTCTAACACTGCAACAGCAATGGCACGCATCTGGTGTCGTGGCAGCGTGACCGAGTAGGCAACGTGCCGGGCGTCGGGGTTCTTGGCACCGAGCCATTGGGACTCGAACTTCAAGTGGTACTGGTCAAACGTCTGGGTCGGGGTGACCGTGACGTGCAGTTTGTAATCTTCTGATACATCGATCATGGTGTGACCTCCGGGCATCGTTCAAACAAGGCGACCAGCTTGGGGTCGTCGATTGGGGTCCAGCCGTCTGGCCGGTACCATGTGCCGTCCAGCTCGTGTGCAACCTGGCGGCCCCACATGATCGGCCATTCGTTGGACCCGGGCACGTCGTCCCGGGGTACGTGTTGAGGTTGCACCGAATACACGGCACGGTTGCCGCTAGGCAGCGTGACGAGCATGTTAGTTTCAGACATTAGAGCTCCTTCATTTTGGTTACGGTTTCAGATAAAGCGGCTGCCATGGGTGCGCCCCTGGCAATCATGATGCTGGCCAACTCGGTGTAGTACCAGAGAATGTCTTCCCTGGGGGCCTTGAACTTTTCAAACACAGTCGGGCCGTCGCAGACGATAGCCCTTGCGTTGTGCAGCTTGTCGCAACCAGCGATCAAAAGAATTTCATCGCTTGACCCGGCTAAGTGGGCCAGGTATTCAACTCTTTTTTCTCTCCAGCTGCCGACTCCCAGGTGGCTGACAGCCATCACCAGGTCAGCGACGTGCATGCCGAACTTCTCCCTTATCGGGATGATGTACTCACGACCGCAGTCTTCGACCACGTCGTGGAGCACGGCAGCGATGGCGACATCTTCACTGCCGCCGTACTCCATGGCCATGGCCGAGACGGCAAGCGGGTGAGAGATGTAGGGCACGGTCGTGCCGGTTCTGAATACGCCAGCGTGAGCGGCAGTGGCCATAGCCACAGCCCTGGCGTAGCGAGGTGTTGTCATAACGGTCTCCAGATAAAGAGGTCGGCTACCAAAGCAGCCATGGCTGCAAGGTAGATGAGGGTAAGTGCGATGGCTTCGCGGTTCATGCGAGCCCCTGTTCTTTGGCAGCAGCCAAAATGATTTCGTCCATCCTGGCTTCGATTGCATCAGCGGTTGCCTTGCTGATCATGTCGTAGCGTCCGTAGTTTTGTTT